GGTATCTTCTGATACTAATAATTATGGTGTTACCGCACCTTTTTATATTGGTTCTGATAATGCAGCGCCAGCTAGTGGCTACATGAACGGTTATATTCGTGATTTTAGATTGGTAAAGGGAACTGGAGTATATGCCTCTAACTTTACTCCTCCGACTGAACCATTAACTGCAATTGCAAATACATCATTACTTGCCTGTCATGCACCATATATTGCAGATGGATCTACTAATGGTAACACAATTACTGTTAATGGTAATACGGTAACTAAAAGATTTGGTCCATACGATTATAGCCCTTATACAAAAGCAGATCACGGTGGTTCAGTATACTTTGATGGCAGTGGGGATTATCTTAGCAATAATGATGTTGAATTTTATTTAGATGAAAACGATAATGGTTCATCATCTACTCCATCAAATTTTTCTTTTAATTTTTGGACTTATTTAACAGATTTATCGGCACAGTATAGAACATTTTTTAGTAGATACGGAGCTTCATGGTCTTATAATTTATATTGGGATGAAACAAATAAAAAATTTACGTTTAACATAAATTCTTCTGGATCTACAACAAATTTAGATCTTAATTTTAATCATTCTGATGGATTGAAAATAAATGAATGGTTTTATATAAGTTTTAGAAGAGAAGGTACAGGTTCAACTTCTAGTACATATAAATTATATTTGAATGGAACACAAATAGGTGGAGACCAAACAGATGATGGAAAAATTAATAGAAATGGTTCTTCATCTCCATTTAGAATAGGTATTGCAGCAGGAGGTACTGAAAGTCTGTTATTTCCATTAACAGGATATATAGCAGATTTTGAATTGAAAAAAGGTGCTCAAGGTGTTTATTCTCCATTTGCTGAAAGTACATCTGTTCCAATCGCACCTCTTACCTCAGATGCAAACACTTCATTACTCACTTGCACAAATAAAAATGACATCTGGGATGCTGGTTCTGGTAATCGATTAACTAAAGCAGGTAATGCAACATCTAGTAACACGCAAAGACAGTTTACCTCCTCTTCTGCAATTTATTTTGATGGTACAGGGGATTATTTGAGCGGTAATGACATGGGGTTAGGAGGTGCTGGAGCATTCACAGTTGAAGCTTGGGTATATCCAACAGTTTATAATACATATGCAAACGATATTTATAGTCACGGTGCAAATTTAAGTGTTGGTGCAGACTTTTTAGCGTTTGGATTAAAATCTGATGGTAATGTTCAAATGTTTAAAGGGTCAGGATCCCCCACTCTTTTATCTACCAGTGCTCCTTGCGCTACTTTAAATCAGTGGTATCATGTCGCATTTGTTAGAGAAAGCAATAACAACACATCTGCATATGTTAACGGTGTATTAGTAGCTGGTCCAACTTCAATATCCGGTAATTTAACTTCAGCTCCTTCTGGGAGAGCCTTTATAGGTACCCAATCATATAGTGCAGGCGCCAGTGATAGAAGTTTCGAAGGTTATATTCAAGATGTAAGAATTACAAATGGTCTGGCGAGATACACTTCTAACTTTACACCACCAACGGCGGAGTTTGAAGGATGAGTATAGTTAAAGACATTGCTGATATTCTTGGTAAAACAGAAGAAGAAAATAATAGTAATGAAATATTAGCATTTGGTGAAATTTCTGCTGGATTAGAGGTATATGCGACTCTAGATAATTTACCCACATCTGGCTTGACTTCTGGTCAGCAGGCATATATCACAAGCACAAACAGAATATACGTTTCTAATGGTTCTGGTTGGTATAACGTAGCTCTTATTAATGCAACTCCTTCATTAAGTATCAGTCCGAGTGGTGCTATAACATTAGCAACTGACGGAACAACACCAACTGTAATTACATTGACTGGCACAGATTCAGATAATGCTGATGCAAGTTTAATTTATTCTGTTGAATCGGATGGAAGTTTCGGTGGACTTGGCACAATCAGTCAAGATTCAAGTGTATTTACAATTACACCATTAGGAGTAGATTCAGCAACCACTGCATCATCTACACTTACATTTAAGGTATCAGACGGTATATCATTTGGATCTGGTACAACTACTTTTAGTTTGACATTTGGTCCTGATTGGTCTGGATCAGTTACAGAAAAGAAATTAACTGGTAGTGGGCTTGCCGTTGGTGATAATTTTGGCAAATCCGTTGCTATTAGTGGAGATGGTTTATATGCTTTAGTTGGAAGTCCATTTGACGATGACACATATTCCGGTAGCGGCTCTGCCTTTGTGTTTACAAATAATGGAAGTAATGTTTGGTCACAACAGGTCAAGTTAGCAGGAACAGACTATGCTACTACTAACCCACCTACATCTGCTTTTTTGTATTTTGGTTTTTGTGCTAGGTTAAATAGCGATGGTTCTAGAGCAGCAGTAAGTGCTTACAGAGCAAATCATTCATCGTTATCTGGGCAAGATTTTGGTCAAATATATGTTCTTACAAGATCAGGTACAAGTTGGTCAAAAGAAGCTACATTAGATGCTCCAGAAGCAATGAGTTATATGACAAGGTTTGACGCTAATCAGGATATGACATACATCGTAAGTGGTTCCGGTAGTAAAGATAAAGTTAGTGTTTATACAAGATCTGGTACAAGTTGGTCTCATCAACAAACATTTACAGGAGGCGTTTCTAGTAGCGGAGTTGCTCAGTTTGGAAGAAACGTTGGAATAAGTGAGGACACAAATTATATTATAGTTGGCGCTTCAAATGATGACTATAACAGTGTTTCTAATGCTGGTGGCGCATATATATGGAAACGATCTGGAAGTACTTGGAGCCAAGAAGCTGCACTATACGGATCTGACCGTGCTGCAAACGACCAGATGGGTTATGGTGTTGCTCTTAATAGCGATGCAACTATAGCGGTTGCTGGGGCTAGGTATAGTGGTGTATATGGCGATGGCGCTGCATATGTTTATACAAGATCAGGTTCTACTTGGACACAAGTGCAAAAACTAACTGGCGAACACGGTCCTACATGGTCTGGCGGAGGAGCTGGTTATGTTCTTTCATTTGGTTATAGAGTACATATACCAAAGGGAAATGATGATTTATTATTGATATCCGCGCCTAAGTCTCATCAGGCTTCACCGTTTGCAACAAATCAAGGCGAGGTGTACGTGTTCGAAAAAACAGGTACAGGAGCAAGCACATACAGTTACAGAACATCTTTATTCTCTACTATTGATCGTGGTAGTGGTTCAAATGAAACAGGTGAAGACTTGCAATCGAGTAATGATGGTACTTTTATTATTGGAGGAGCACACGTATTAGACTTTACTGCTGATAATGCTGGTGGTGCTTACGTTTGGACTGTATAATCAAAAGGAAATAAATAATGTCCAAAAGGACTGGTGAATCACACGGTCGACATATAGCCAAGTTTTTGGGTATATCAACCACGCCCAATTCCGAAAAGTTAAGATTTTTAAAACAATCAGAAATTGCGGATACCAGTATTACCGCTTATGATTCTATAGGCGCCTTGCCAGTGACCAACTTATCAGCTGGTGATCAAGCTCTTATCGAAAATAAATGGTATGTAAGTAATGGATCTGGTTGGTATAATGTTGCGCTATTTAATGCAACACCTAGATTAACTATTGATCCTACTGGTACAGTAGTATTAGCAACTGATGGATCCACTCCTACTGTAATTACATTGACTGGTACAGACAGTGATAATGCTGATGCAAATTTGGTATATTCAGTTGAATCGGATGGAAGTTTTGGTGGACTTGCTACACTCAGTCAAGATTCCAGCGTATTTACTATTACACCTCTTGCTGAAGGTTCGGCGACAACTACTTCATCCACTCTTACATTTAAGGTTTCTGATGGTATTAGCTTTGGTTCTGGTACAACTACATTTAGTCTGACATTTGGTCCTGATTGGACTGCAACTCCTACTGAAACTAAAATAATAGCATCTGACGGTGCAACCGGTGACAGGTTTGGAAGAGATACTGCAATTAGTGGAAATGGATTATACGCCATTTCTGGAGTATATTGGGAAAATGATAACGGTAATCGGGCTGGTGCAGCTTACATTTTTGCAAAATCTGGTAATACCTGGTCTCAACAAGACAAAATATTCGCATCTGATGCGCAACTAGAATCTTGGTTTGGAGAATCAGTGGCGATAAATTCTGATGGTACATATGCGGTTGTTGGAGCGAGTCAAGAAGACACTAACGGCGTACAAGCTGGAGCAGCATATATTTACACACGATCAGGTTCTACTTGGACACAACAACAAAAAATAGTAGGAACAGATACTGCAGGAGGTGATTATTTTGGTAGCAAGGTTGCAATTAATGATGATGCTACTTATATTGCAGTTGGCGCGCCATTTGAAAATGCCGTTTATATCTTTACGAGATCTGGCTCTACTTGGACACAACAAGCTAAATGTCAACCATTGGATGGACCATTTAATACACAATTTGGCACATCATTAGAAATAAACAGTGATGGTACTTATTTTATTACCGGCGATAGCTCTAAAACCGGTGGCGGTGCAGCATACGTCTTTACAAGATCTGGATCAACTTGGACACAACAAGCAAAACTAGTATCATCTGATTTACAAGCGAGTGATTATTTTGGTTATGATGTTGCATTAAATTCTGATGCCACATATGCTATTGTTGGAGCCGCTTTTGAAGACACCGGTCAAAGCAATGCAGGTGCAGCATACATCTTTACAAGATCAGGTTCTACTTGGACGGAACAAGCAAAAATTCAAGCAAATGATGTAACAGGAAACGCCTATTTTGGTACCGGTACATCTATGAATAGTAGCGGCGATCATGTTATTATCGGTGCTTCTGGATTAAACACTAGAATTGGATCTGTGTATATTTTTGAAAGATCTGGATCCACTTGGACACAAAAAGTAAAGCTAAGAGGGTCAGATGCCACCACGACTTATTCTGATGGTGGGACTAAAAACGTGTCAATGAGTGATGATGGAAGTACTGTTATTTACGCGCATTACACTCAAACAGTGAGCAGTGTACTAGAGATTGGCGCAGCATACATCTTTGAAGTAGGTTAATAAGTAGTTTACTTTTACTGCATTTTGTGATATAATATATAATTATGTTTGGAGTTATATGATGATTGATTTGAAATCTATCCACGAAATGTGGGCAAAAGACTGCGTTATTGATTCGAATGAACTCGATAAATCTTCTCGAGAACAACCAATCTTACATGCAAAATACCTCGAGCTTCTTTCAACGTATAAACTACATATGAAGCGAGCTGAGTTCCAGCAGAAAACCCTATTAAAACAGAAATGGCTATACTATAATGGTAAGATGGATCATGAAACCTTACAGGAACTTGGTTGGGAAGCTGATCCTTTTAACGGTCTTAAAATACTTAAAGGTGAGTTGGATTATTATTATGATAGCGATCCTGAAATTCAGAAATCTGAAGAGAAAATACAATATTATAAGACTGTTATAGATACTTTAACAGACATTATAAACAATATTAATTGGCGACATCAAACGATCTCAAACATAATTAAATGGAAACAATTCGAGTCAGGAAACTAAATCACGCTAATCTACACATTCAATGTGACAGTGGCACTGCACAAGAACTGAATGAGTTTTTTTCGTTCTATGTTCCTGGATATAAGTACATGCCTGCATTTCGTAATCGAATGTGGGATGGAAAGATTCGATTGTTTACAGTTATGTCAGGTGAATTACCCGCAGGACTTTATCCACATCTTCTACAATTTGCAGAACAAAGAGACTATCTTATTAAGGTAGATGATTCTCCGTATGGTCGTGTAGATGACTATAATAAAGTAGATGTGAAAGAACTCTATAATTTTATCTCAGATCTCGGTATGCCATATATTATTCGGGATTATCAGTTTGATGCAGTATCGACTGGTATTCATCGAAAACGCGGTGTTCTGCTATCTCCCACGGGATCTGGTAAATCTCTTATCATCTATGCTCTGACTCGTTGGTATCTCGATAACTGTGATAAGATGGTACTCGTGATTGTACCAACTACATCTCTCGTAGAACAGATGTATGGCGATTTTAAAGATTATGGATATGATGTAGAGAATGAAGTACATCGTATCTATTCCGGTAAGGATAAGAATACTCCAAAGAGAATAGTAATTTCTACATGGCAGTCAATCTATAAACTACCAAGACAATGGTTTCATCATTTCGGTATGGTGATTGGCGATGAATGTCATGGATTTAAATCAAAATCATTGATGTCAATTATGAACAAAGCATCTGAAGCTGAATACAGATTCGGAACAACAGGTACATTAGATGGAGCTCAAACACATGAACTCGTACTCCAAGGTTTATTCGGTAAAATATATCGAGTCACCACTACAAAAACATTACAAGACAACGATACACTTGCACAGTTACGGATTAAGAGAATTGTCTTACAGTACGATCAACAAGTACGTAGAGAATTTGGTAAAAGAACTTACCAAGAAGAAATAGACTTTATTGTAAGTAATGAATATAGAAATAAATTTATTCGTAACCTTGCATTAGATTTAACGGGTAACACTCTTATTCTCTATAATTATGTAGAAAAACATGGGAAGCCTATATTTGACCTTATAGATAGTAAGGTAGATGAAAACAGAAAGGTATTCTTTGTGTCAGGAGATGTGAGTGCTACAGATCGAGAAGCAATTCGTAGTATTGTAGAAAAACAAAAAGATGCTATTGTTGTTGCATCACTCGGTACATTTAGTACAGGAATAAATATTAAGAACCTACATAATATTATCTTTGCCTCACCTAGTAAGTCTCAGATTCGTGTATTGCAAAGTATAGGTAGAGGTTTAAGAAAATCAGATGATGGTAGTACTACTACACTCTACGATATATCTGATGATATTAGTTGGCAAAATAGAAAAAACTATTCATTACTGCATTCATTTGAAAGGCTTAAAATGTACCAAAAAGAACAATTCGAGTATAATACTGTGCAATTGGATATTAAGTCATGACTGGCGAATTTAAACAATTTAAACTTACAAATGGCGAAGAAATGATTTGCGAATTGGTTTCAGTAGATTCTGAAGGTGAATCGACTGCAGATGTTATTGTAAGAAGAGCAATGAAAATTGTAGTCACAGATGATATGGAAAATAATATTCGTTTTTATACATTAAAACCTTGGATGTCATTTATTGATGATACACTTGACCTAGTTGCATTAAACTCAGTTCATATTGTTGGAGAAGCAACACCGTCACCGACAGTTATGAGACATTATGCTGCGGCATTGGCTGATGTTGATAAATATAATAAAGTAAAAGATATTGGTCTTACTTTTCAAGAAATTGAAGAAAAAATGAAAGAACTTTCAGAAGAAGAGATGGATGCATTTTTACAACAAAAGTTTGATGAATTAGATTCGAATATGAAAAATAGTGGAAATGATTCGGGGGATACTAGTAACATTATAAAATTTACTCCGAAAGGGACAATGCATTGAGTTTTTTGGTACACCCTTTACCTCCTCAGCATGTATACGTTAGAAAAGAATATCTCTATGACCTTGAAGAGGGACATGGCGAATACACTCCAGGAATTTGGATCTCAGTAAAATCAACTCAGTATAAGGCGCTTTACTTTGAAACACTTCTCACTGAATACGGTGCGCTCTATGATAAGCTTCCTTTGTCAGCCTTCGTTTGGAAGAGACCTCACGGTGACCTTCCTCTTGATGTGCTTCAGCTTTGGGATTGCTTTGATTATGATCTCACCGTAATAGAAAAACCAATACTAAGTCGGTGTGAATTTTTCGGCAAAGATCGGAATATGCACCCAGGTGAGTATCTCTTCACAATCGATAATGCACATCCAGACAAATCTCGTATAGACATAAACTTCAGTGAACATGACCCTGAGCATAAAAGCTTTAATATCATTCAATTGGATAATGGACAATTTGCTGCTCAACCTAACAATAGAGTAATTTGGAAAGACGCAAGTTTAACACCTGCTGATCTTAAACAACCTGATTTTAAAGTATGTACTCAAAACTATCGAGTAGAGACCGAACCTAAATGGTCAGTCGGACATACAGATGAATGGCAATACAAGACCCTTGACGGGAAATGAGTACTACTGCCTCCCGGAAAACTTTATAGTTTATTATAACATGTTTGGCAGAAAAGTACACACTTAAATTTTCCTCTAAAAATAAAATTATACTATGTACATATGTGATTGACTAGTATATAATAAACTATAATATGAAAGGAAGCGATATGGCAAGAACTAAACGCGCTAGTATACATTACGTAAATAATGCGGAATTCTCACAGGCTGTTGTCGACTATGTTACAACAGTACAAGAAGCCAAGAAAAACGAACAACAACTTCCCATAGTACCTGACTATATTGCCAGCTGTTTCTTACGAATTGCTGAGGGTTTGTCTCACAAATCCAATTTTATTCGCTACACATATCGCGAAGAGATGGTCATGGATGCAGTTGAAAATTGTCTTAAGGCTATTGAGAACTATAATCTTGAAGCAGCAACAAGAACAGGAAAACCGAATGCTTTTGCTTATTTCACTCAAATTACTTGGTACGCATTTCTACGGAGAATTGCAAAAGAAAAGAAGCAACAAGACATTAAATTAAAATATCTATCGAAGGCAGATATATCTGTTTTTCTTGACAATGAATTTGGCGATGATATGTCTCAACAGGTTGTTGGTGCATTTGTTGATACACTTCGTGATCGTATTGAAAAGGTAAGATATGTAGATACTGAAGTCAAGGAATTGGCGAAAGAAGAAAAGCAAAAACGTAAACGTAGTGTAAAAGCTGATTCAGATTTATCGGAGTTTCTACAGTGAAGGTAGCAGTTCTCAATGACACGCATTGTGGTATACGTAACTCTTCCGAAATATTTCTCAACAACTCGGCAGATTTTTATTCGAAAGTCTTTTTTCCTTACTGTCAGGAAAACGGGATCGAGCAAATCCTACACCTCGGGGATTATTACGACCACAGAAAATTCGTTAACTTTAAAGCATTAAATCATAATCGTAAACATTTTCTGGATCCTCTTCGCCAGCTTGGTATGAAGATGGATATTATTCCAGGAAATCATGACACATACTATAAGAATACAAATGATCTCAATTCACTCAAAGAATGTCTCGGTCATTTTATGAACGAAATCCATATTGTAATGGAACCTCGTGTAATGGAATATGGTTCATTAAAGATTGCACTTCTCCCTTGGATCAATCCTGAAAACTATGAGTCATCGATGAAGTTCATTCGAGAGTGTAAAGCTGATTGGCTCGGCGGTCACCTCGAATTGAACGGATTCGAACTCATGCGAGGTGTCAAGAATACTCATGGCATGGATCATAAAGTGTTTGAGAAATTTGAACTCGTCATGACGGGCCATTTCCACGTGGGTTCTCGACAGGATAATGTATGGTATCTTGGTTCTCAATTAGAGTTTTTCTGGTCAGATGCACATGATCCAAAATATTTTCATGTCATCGATACTGAAACTCGCGAAGTAGAAAAAATTAGAAATCCCTACACTTTATTTGAAAAAATTGTGTACAATGACGAGAAAATAGATTATAATAACTATAATGTCGAAAACTTAGATGGCAAACTTGTCAAGGTTGTCGTTGTAAATAAGTCAGATATTTTTACTTTTGATCGGTTCATTGATCGTATTCAGGCAAGGAATATTCATGAACTAAAAATTGCTGAGAACTTTCAAGAATTTCTTGGTGAAAATATTGAAGATGAGAAGATTAATTTTGATGATACTCATGAGATCGTTGACAGCTATATTGATGCTGTTGATACAGATCTTGATAAAGACAAGATTAAGATTCAAGTACGTGAACTCATGACCGAAGCACAGGCTCTGGAATTTGCATGATTATATTTAAAACTCTTCGTTATAAGAATTTCCTATCGTCTGGAAATACCTTTACCGAAATCCAATTGAATAACAGTAAGACCACTCTTGTAGTCGGTCAAAACGGTGCTGGTAAGTCTACCATGCTCGATGCTCTTTCCTTTGGCCTATTTGGTAAAGCACACAGAAATATTAATAAGATGCAACTTATAAACTCAATCAATAACAAAGGCTGTTTGGTTGAGGTAGAATTTGCTATTGGTGGTAATCAATTTAAGGTATGTCGCGGCATCAAACCGGGTATCTTTGAAATTTGGAAAAATGGTACGATGATTAATCAGTCGTCTCATGCCAAAGAATATCAAAAGATTCTCGAACAGAATATCTTGAAGTTAAATCATAAGTCATTCCACCAGGTAGTCGTACTTGGTAGCTCCTCATTTATTCCATTTATGCAGCTACCTGGTGGGCACAGAAGAGAAGTGATCGAAGATCTACTCGATATTAATGTATTCTCTAAGATGAATATTCTCTTGAAAGAAAGAAACACCCTTTTAAAAGAGAAGATTGGTAATATTAATTACGACATTGATATCGTAAAGACAAAAATTGACGGACAAAGAAAATACATTCGTGATGTGAATGATTTAATCGGTCAAAATATTTCAAAGAAGAAAGAAGACATCGCCAAATATCAATCTGAGATTACAGAATTACAGCAAAAAAATACAACACTTTCTGCATTTGTAGAATCAAAGCAAAGTCCAATTGAAAATGAGCTCAATACTCTTAATAATAAGAAACAAGCTCTTATACAGTATACTGCACAATTTAAGCAACAGATGACTACGGTGGCAAAAGATGCAAAATTCTATGAAATTAATGAGGAATGCCCAACATGTTCCCAAGATATTAGTCCTGAACTTAGAGAAGAAAAACTCACGTTTGCCAAAGGCAAAGCAAAAGAACTTAAATCAGCGATGGATAGGGCGGCTATCGAGTCAACTGCTATTGAGCAGAGTATTGAACGGGCAAATGATTCATTTTCCGAAATCAGAGAAAAGCAATCGGAAATTCATTCTAATAATCAAACGATCAATCGGTTACAGACACACATTCAGTCTCTTGAAAGCGATTTAGCAGGTCCGGAATCAGCCGATTTGGAACAAGCAAAGGTAGATCTATCTGAATTTGAAGAGAGTAAATCAAATTTTCTAGAACAGAAGATGAAGTACTCAGAAGAATTTAGCTATAACTCTGTTATTGTAGAGATGTTAAAGGATACTGGTATTAAGACTAAGATCATCAAACAGTATCTACCGGTAATGAATAAACTTGTAAATCAGTATTTACAAATATTAGATTTCTTTGTTCACTTTCACCTTGACGAATCATTTCAAGAGGTTATTCGTTCTCGTCATAGAGATGAATTTACCTATGACTCGTTTAGTGAGGGTGAGAAACAAAGAATTGACTTGGCTCTTCTCTTTACATGGAGACAGGTCGCTAAGATGAAGAACTCGGTAGCAACCAATCTTCTTCTACTTGACGAGACATTTGATTCATCACTTGACCATGATGGTGTGGAAAATCTACTTAAGATTCTCTATACACTTGGTGATGATACAAACGTGTTTGTCATTTCTCATAAGGGTGAAATTCTAGATGGTAAGTTCAATAATAAACTTGAATTTGTAAAAGAAAAGAACTTTAGTAAGATGAAAAGTAGTGTACAAGCTAACGAACTTGTGTTATAATATACTTATCTTTTGGAGGATACATAATGGAACTAAATGACAACACTTTAACTGTCCTGAAGAATTTTTCGGGTATTAACCCGAATATGTTAATTCGACAGGGCAATACAATTAAAACAATTTCGGAAGCTCGTAACGTATTGGCTACTGCTATAGTTGCAGAAGAGTTTCCGCAGGACTTTGGCATCTATGATCTCAATGAGTTTATTGGTGTACTCGGTCTTGTAGATACTCCTCGGTTAAAATTTGCCGAAGAGTATGTAACGATCGGTGATTCTACCGGTCGGTCAAAGATTAAATACTTCTTCTCACCAGAAGAAACTTTGACAATTCCTCAGAAAGACATTAACATGCCGGAAACGGAAGTTAAGTTTACCCTAACTAATGATACACTCAACAGGATTAAGAGAGCCGCATCCACTCTTGGTCATGATGAAGTGTCTATCACTGGCAAGGATGGAGTAATTAGTCTTTCTGTTGTAGACAGCCAGAACTCAACATCAAATGCTTTCTCGATCGACATTGATGGTGAGTACCCGCCTGAAGCAAACTTTAACTTTGTATTGGGTATCTCAAATCTTCGGATCATTACAGGTGATTATGATGTAGAGATCTCGAGTAAGTTAATTTCTTGCTTTAAGCATAAAGAACTTAACGTTAAGTATTGGATTGCACTTGAAAAAACATCTTCGTACGGAGTATAAAATGACTGAACCAGATAAGTATGACCACCTTTTGACTATTTCAAACCAAGTTGCCCGCTCATGCGTTGCTGTTGTAGATGCTATGACTCAGCGTGGAGCATTTAAAGGTGAAGAACTCTCAACCATCGGTAAATTGCGTGATGACGCAATTCAAATTATCCAGGTTGTAGAAAATATTCAACAAGAAAAGGCAATGGAAGAAGAATAAGCTGTTTACACCGTTTGTGAACTTTGTTATAATATATTATGTGAGGTGTAAATGTCTAATGATTTCTTATGGGTCGAAAAATATCGACCAAAAACTATCGCTGAGACCATTCTACCAGATGGTCTAAAGCAAACATTCCAAAAGATCGTAGATACCGGTGAATTGCCTAATATGCTTTTCACCGGTACTGCCGGTCTTGGTAAGACTACAGTCGCTCGAGCTCTCTGTAATGAACTTGATATTGACTATATTATCATTAATGGTTCTGAAGAGGGTAACATCGACACTCTTCGAACTAAGATCAAACAGTTTGCTTCTACTGTTTCTCTACAGGGTGGATACAAAGCCGTTATCCTTGATGAAGCAGACTATTTGAATCCACAATCTACTCAGCCTGCTCTTCGTGGTTTTATCGAGGAGTTTGCGAATAACTGTCGATTCATTCTTACATGTAACTTTAAGAATCGCATTATTGAACCACTTCATTCTCGTTGTGGTGTATATGAATTTAATACAAGCAAGAAAGACATGGTTCAGCTTTGTGGCCAATTTATGGATCGTGCTGCTGATATTCTATATAAAGAAGAAGTATCATTTAACAGTAAGATCCTAGCAGACTTGATTATGAAGTTTGCGCCGGATTGGAGGAGAATTCTTAATGAACTACAAAGGTATAGCATCGGCTCTCGTAGTGTTGATAGCGGTATACTTGTCAATCTATCAGATCGAAATTACGACGACCTCTTTCATCATCTAAAAACAAAAGACTTCAAGAAGATGAGATCATGGGTTGTAAACAATATAGATACAGATGCATCAGCAATCTTTCGAGCACTCTATGATCGTATGACTGGTAAAGTACAGTCACAATCGATTCCACAGCTCGTATTGATTCTTGCTGATTACCAATATAAGAATGCATTTGTCGCAGATCACGAACTAAATGTGGTCGCATGTTTGACGGAGGTAATGGCTAATGTCCAATTCAATTAAAGGCTTGATTCTCTATACACAAAATGACTGTCCCTATTGTGAGATTATGAAAGCTAAATTAAAAGATTGGGGTTATACTTGGGATGAGGTAAATATTAGTTACACTCCAGGTAGTAAAGATTTCATGAAGAGCGAAGGTCATCGTACGGTTCCTCAACTCTATCATTTTAATAAGCATGTTAATAAAGTGGATACAGCAAACTTTACAAAAGAAATGCTTGAAGAAGCTATTGATCCGGATCAGTATTCCGGCGGTGTGGAGAGCTTTCGATGAATCCATTTGAATATCTGAATGCTATTAACGATACTAAGAAAGATATTATGGTAGATGATATTGCTGAAAAGGGTTATAACTCTTTTATGGTTAATCGTGGTCTATCTTATTTCAATGATACTGTTCTATATGCAAATGAAATGAATCGCCACCACCACCTCGATAACCGTTTACAATTTGACTTTCTTATAAATATTATACGTAAGCGTAAAAGGTTTTCCAAATGGATAAAACCTGATACTGTGAGTGACGTGGAAGTTGTTAAGGAATATTATGGCTATAGCAATGAAAAAGCCCGCCAAGCCTTGACCCTTCTCACACCTGAACAAATAACAATGATAAAACAGAAGGTGTATAAAGGTGGAAGAAAATAAGATCGTCGAATGGACGCCAGCAAACATGCTGGAAATTACACTAAACGAACCAGATGATTTCCTCAAAGTTCGTGAAACTCTGACACGTATTGGTGTCGCCTCCCGTAAAGATAAGAAACTCTTTCAATCGTGCCATATCCTGCATAAACAAGGTAGGTATTTTATTGTCCACTTCAAGGAATTGTTTTTGTTGGACGGAAAAAAGTCTAACCTTGAGGAGAATGATATTGCCCGTAGAAATACTATTGCACAATTGATGAGTGATTGGGGATTGATTGCTATTGAAAGTAAAGGAAAAGTAGAACCATTGGCTCCTATGAGACAGATTAAGATTATTCCTTTCAAAGAAAAGAATGACTGGGAACTCTGTCCGAAGTATAATATTGGAAATAAATGAGTGCTTACACTAAATTAGAACCATTTCTTTCTCAAGAAGAAATGGATATTATGTACAAGTGGGCTATTGAGCAATATCATATTCGAACCGATAAAGGTGGTCAAAGAGAAAAAGCCTGGTTAGCGGACTATCCGTATAAAGGATTTAGTCGTACAGGTATTATGCTTTCTGAACCAGGTTTTGAAATCGGTTGGCATAAGGATGATGATAGTAGTAATATAAGAAAAGCTGCTATCATCCATCCTTTATGGCCAAAAGAGAACTATCCTCCATGCCAAACACAGGATGGAGATACTACTGACGTAATATTACTTGATGTTTGTAGACCACATAACGTCAATAATAATACAGATGATTTTAGAATTAACTTTCAAATCGAATTTTTAGATTCTTATGAAACGGTAAAAAATCTTTTACACCAAGGGTTTAAAATTCAATAAGGAAGTACTATATATAGATTAGAGATGCCGAATAGTCGGGTCTCATTTTAACCTTGCATAAGTCATGGAGGTACATATGACTGGAACATTCGCTTATCCGCGAAACGCATTTCTTGGTTTCGACCACATCTTTGATCAACTTGAGAACATTCACAAGCAATCAAAGGATACCTATCCACCACATAACGTAGTGAAAGAAGAAGAGTTAAACTATTCTCTTGAGCTCGCCGTGGCTGGATTCAAAGAAGAACATATTGACATCGAAGTAAAAGACCATGTCCTTACAATTACTGGGGATCGTCCACAACGTCGTGAACAAGATAAGTATGTTCATAAGGGTATTAGTGCTCGTAACTGGAAAAAGTCATTTAGACTGTCGGAATATACCGAAGTAACTGGAGCAGATCTAACGGATGGAATTTTGACTGTCAATCTCGAAGTCGTTCTACCAGAAGAGAAGCAGCCTCGTAAAATTCTAATTGGAAAAAACGAGGAACTAACAAATGACACAAATCGCACTAAAGGGCTTTTCTCTCGGTCTTAATCTTTTTGAGGGAATTTTCGGAATCTTTGGACGTATCGGCAAAGCCGTTATGATCTCAAGACAAATTGAAGCAAATCGTATGATTGCAGAAAGAATGCTTCATGAATATCCTGGTCATACTGTAGACAGTTTAGCTGCAGAATTGAATAGGAAAACGATTGAAGGATGGAAATAATGACTGCTATCTGGAAATTCTTATTTAGAAAAGCTGGTTGCACTGCAGACTCTATTGCAGAAATTGAGCGTCAGATTAATGCTGATATCAACAGGTACGATAGGTACTGCTAATGTGGCCTTACACTGAAGACGAATGGGAAACCTACTCATAATAAATAAAAGAGAGCAGGAGTAACTTGCTCTCTTTAACGTTAGGAGGATCACATGAATGAATGTAGCTGTGGACACGACTGCCATTGTAATGGTGAATGCAAAGACTGTGTAAACGATATATGTTATAACTGTGATTGTCAGGAAAATCAAAAGGATATTCCGGAATCTTTTACAAAGGAAACATCATGAATATTGCAAAACTACAAGCCGATCTAGAATTAGATGAAGGTGTAAAACATGAAATTTATCTTGACCATCTCGGTTTGCCTACTTTTGGTATTGGCCATTTGGTTATTGAATCTGACCCGGAGCATGGATCAGAAGTTGGAACACCTGTCGGCGCAGAACGAGTCAATGAAGCTTTCGAACGAGATATTGAAATCACGCTTGAAGACTGCAGAAAACTCTATGACGACTTTGATGAACTCCCAGAAGAAGCTCAGCTTATCATCGCCAATATGTGCTTTAATTTGGGATATCCACGTCTGTCTGCCTTCAAAGGAATGAAACGTGGTGTAGACGCTCGTGACTGGAATGCAGCGGCTGATGAGATGGTAGATTCAAAGTGGTACCGTCAGGTCACCAATAGAGCCGATCGTCTAGTACAAAGAATGAGGTCTATCGCATAAAAGAGTGTACAATCCATTGAAACTAGTGTATAATATATTATGTTATTGGAGGTTGTATGTCTTTTTATACCAATGTCGATCGTCACGGCAACAAAATACTTTATCGCGGATATAATCATCAAGGTGTTCCGCAAACTCTAGAATATAAACTTGGTCTCGATAGAGGTAATGACTATCGACCGGTTCTCTATGTACCTGCAAAAGGTAAGACAGAGTGGCAGGCTCTTGACGGCAATTATGTAGAGCCTGTATATTTTCACAATTATAGTGAAATGAAAGAATTTATCAATAAGTATGAGAACGTTGATAGCTTCAAGTGGTATGGTCAAGATAGAATTATCTGGCAATTCATTCAGAAAAAATTTCCAAAAGAAGTAGAATTTAATCCATCACTTATTAATACAGTCTTTATGGATATTGAAGTCCATTCAGAAGATGGATTTCCCAATCCTGATGACGCTCAATGGCCAGTAACTGCTATTGCTCTTAAGTCTTCGAAAGAAGGTGTGTATCGCGTATGGGGTTGTGGTGAGTATGATAAAGAAAAATCACCACATACTCATCTCAATATTCGATACATTCGCTGTGAAGATGAATACGCCTTGCTTGAATCATTTATGGGATATTGGACATCAGTCTATCCTGAAGTCATCACAGGTTGGAATGTACGCGGCTTTGATATTCCATATCTTGTAAATCGTATGAAGATTCTGTTTGGTGAACATATTGCTCGTATGCTTTCACCATGGCACAAGCAATTTAAAGACTGGGCTATTCGTCAAAAGTCTGTTGCATTTAAGATGAAGACTATGAATACCTATCAAATTGCAGGTATTTCACAGCTTGATTATATGGATCTTTTTCAGAAGTTTGGCTATTCCTACGGTCCTCAAGAATCTTACAGTCTTAATCATATCTCACACGTGGTACTTGGCGAAAGTAAGTTATCATATGAAGAACATGGTAGCTTACGCAATCTGTATACAGATGATTATCAACTCTATATTGATTACAATATCAAGGATGTGGAGCTCGTAGAAAAGCTTGACACTAAACTTGACCTATTGAATCTCGTCTTTACAATGGCTTATAAAGCAGGTGTCAATTACGGAGATACGTTTGGTACTACAGCGATATGGGATTCTATCGTGTATCGTGAATTGTCAAAGAGAAAGATAATTATTCCTGGTCCACCTGATCGACGTGAGCGTGAAGGTGCCTATACTAAATTCGAAGGTGGTTATGTTAAAGAACCACAAGTCGGTGCACATGATTGGGTAGTTTCCTTTGATTTGAATTCTCTGTATCCTAACATCATTGCACAGTGGAACATGTCACCAGAAACCATCGTAATGAATGGTGATAATCTATCTCGTTCTGCAAAAGCTGGTGTATCATTCAATAATAATCGCGAAGGCGTTTTCCCTATGCTTGTCAAGCAGTATTATGATGATCGTAAGTCTGCCAAGAAAGAGATGATTGAATGGCAAAAGAAACAGCAGAAAGAAGGTACAAACACCGAGATTGAAAAACAAATTGCTTCTCTTAATAATAAACAGATGGCAATTAAGATCTTGATGAATTCTCTGTTCGGTGCTATGGGTAATAAGTGGTTTCGTTATTTTGATCTACGAGTTGCAGAAGGTATCACTCTCACCGGTCAGCATGTAATTAAGACCTGTGAAAAAGTCGTTAACGATGAGATGAATAGATTACTTGGAACTCAGGATGATTTTGTAATTGCTATTGATACAGATTCAATATATGTTAACTTCTCAAAGTTTGTACAGAAGTTTCAGCCAAAAGAACCAGTAAAGTTCCTCGATGAGTCATGTCAAAATCACTTTCAAAAAATCCTTGACAATGCTATGGAAAAACTCTTCAAGGATATGAACTGCTTTGAAAATCGTATGGTCATGGAACGCGAGGTAATCGCTGATCGTGGTATATGGACAGCAAAGAAAAGATATATTCTGAATGTACACAACTCTGAAGGTGTACAGTATGAAGAACCAAAACTCAAAATCATGGGTATTGAAGCAATTAAATCTTCTACACCTACAGTGTGTCGTGCTAAATTAAAAGAGATATTCAAAGTTATTATTTCTGGAACAGAAGCCGATGTGCAAAATTATATCTTAAAGTTCAAACAGGAATTCAAGCAACTTCCTGCAGAAGAAGTAGCATTTCCTCGCGGTGTTACAAATCTTACTGAATGGCGAGATAAGAAAACTGTTTATAAGAAGGGCACTCCTATTCATGTTCGTGGTGCTATATTATATAATAACATACTGAAAGAAAGTAACCTTTCGAATAAGTATGAGTCTATTGGTAATGGTGATAAGATAAAGTTTCTCTATCTACGATTGCCAAATCATCTCAAAGAGAATGTTATATCTTTTCCAGTTGTAGGTCTACCAAGAGAATTCAAATTGGATCAATATATCGATTATGAAAAGCAATTCGAGAAAACATTCCTAGATCCACTGCAATTAATTCTCAATGCAGTGGGCTGGAGCGCAGAAGAACAAGCAACGTTGGAAAGTTTCTTTGCATAAAGTTGTGTACATTCGCGTAAACATGTGTTATAATTATACAAAATGGAGATATAAATGTCAGAAAATTGGGTACAAGATATTAACGATATGCACCGCAAATTCGGTGTACATAAATGGGTGTCTGAACAATTAGTTGCAG